GACGCCGAACCGGCAGCCGTGGCAGTCACTTGCAGCGCGTAGGTACCGCTCAGCTTGCTGGTGCTCTGAACTACTGCCGTAGCGTTTGTGCCCGTTGCCGACCACGAACTAGTGCCACCCTCGAAGGTGCTTGCGTCGATTGCCAGAAGGTTAGGAGTTGAGTAAGCCATCTATTCCCCTGAGAGTGGGGGGGTGACCACCTCCGAAATTTCGGAAGTGGTCACCCCATGAACGCCGGTTAGCTATCGCTGCCCCGTGGGTCAAAGCCCCCATCGGAGCCCACCACTGGCACCACGTCATAGCCCGTGTTGGTGGAAGGCGGATATCCGACCACCACAGTTCCGGTATCCGTGTCCGTGACATCCGTTACCGGCGTGACAATGGGGTCCTCAGCCGGGGGCACGGAATCCACAGGGTCAACCGGGGACGGATCAGCCGGGGGCACGTCACCCTCAACGGGGCCGGTCTCCGGGTCAGTGGGGGTGCTCATTTACAGCGTCCTTCCTAGGCCAGCCGGACCAGTCAGCCCGGTCTTGATTCGATCGTCAGCACGCTGGTCCACGTACGCCTCAAAGGAACCGCCCTCAGTCACTAGGACCAGGCGGGTACCGTCAGCGACACCACCAGACACGTTGCCGTCAGCGCCCTTAGCCACCAGGGCGGACAGAACCGACCACTGACCGGCCGTGAACACAGGCTCAGGCTTGCCGGTCTCATTCGCGGTCATGCGGGCACCAGGCATGAGCCAGCCGCCGCTATCGAACTTCTTGGATGGGGCGAACCCATACCAGTCCGTGAACAGCGAATCACGGTAGCTACGCGCCTTGCTGCCGACCACAACACCAGCGCCACCCCGGGACTCAACATTGACGCCGTTGAGCGTTCCGGCCGTGTGGCCAACCCCGGCATTCGTGATGCCGACCGTAAACGGAGCCTTCATACCGCGCACCCACCCGCTAGGGGCCTGGTCCCCGGAGAATGCACCTGTTGCCCACTGACGCCGGTTAGGGGCCTTGCCAAGGATCACGTTCTGAATGGCGCTCATGAATCCGGAACAGTCGAAACCCTTCGGACCAACGCCACCCCAGATATAAGGCTTGCCCGCCTGAGCCTTAGCCCAGCGGAGCGCCTGACGCGTCCCCTTGCCGCCAACCCCTGTGGCCTCAACCTTCTGGTCAGCCGTCTTCGAGTAGCCGAAGAGCGCATCAACCATCTTGTTGGGCACTCCGCGAACGGCCTTGCCCCACAGCGTGGAAGATCCGGGAATTCGGTCAATCAGCGGCTTGACAACCTTGTTGATGCCAGCGCGGGCAGACGACTCAATACCGTCCTTGAGCCAGGAAGCCCCCGCCTTGACCTTGTCCCATGCAGCCGAACCGGCACCCTGTAGCTTGTTGCCAATCCACCCGAAGATGCCGCCCTTAGCGAAGCCCTGGTTAACGATGCCGCCCTTTGCGAAGCCCGGTTCCCGGAACTTCGATAGGGACTGACCACGCATGGCAGCGCTGTTCACTGCATGCAGGCGGGCACGCTCATACGGGTCTCGCATGGCTTCGCTGACATACACGCCCTCACCACGGCGCATGGGAACAAGCTGATCATCCCCGTTACGCCATGAGGACATGCCCGGCAGGATGCCACCACGGGCGAAACCCTTGGGGTGGAACTCCCCCAGCTTCGGTGCTCCGAAGGCGGATGCAATCTTGTTCCACGTACCGACGATGCCACGGTTATACACCGTGTTAATCACGAACGAGATAGGGGCCTTCGCTAGATCCTGTAGGAGCTTGAAGCCCTTACCGGCACCCTTGGCAGCGCTGGTGAATGCGTCGACTACCTTCGTCTTGAGCGTCCCTGCCCACCCCGGAACCGTCTTCGTAAAGAAGTCTCGGATTGGGTATAGGACGTTCTTCTTTATCCATCCCCAACCATCGGCCAACCCCTGACGGATGCTGTCCCAATGCTTGATGACGTAGACCACGGCCAGCCCGATAGGGCCGGTTAGTGCGCCTAGAATCCATGGCCAATTCTTCTTGACCCAACTGAGCACAGACCCGAAGGCAGCCGGAATGGTCTTCGTGAAGAACGGAACAAAGCTCTTCGTAAACCAGTCGACCACGGCACTTACGGCCACCTGCACAGCACTGAATGCCGCCTGCACGATTGACCGGAAGGTCTCCGACTTCTGGTAGGCAACGATGATGCCAGCCACCAGGGCGGCAATCGCAATGGCCACCAGGACGAAGGGGTTAAGCGCCATGACCGCGTTGAGGAGCGCCTGAGCGGCTGCCCAGCCACGCGTGACAACGGCAACACCCTTCATTACGCCGGTCGTAATGCCGGTCCAAATGGCCTGAGCCTTGAGCGCCAGCGTCAGCCCACCCACAACAACGCTGAGGGCAGCGAAGTACGGGGCGTTAGCGCTGACGAATCCGCCTAGCTTCTGAGCCCACGTGGCAGCAAGCTGGATAGCCGGAACGAAGTAGGTGTTCACCGCGCTGCCCACCTGAGTGAGCGCCGGGACCACGTACTTGCCCATGGCTTCCGTGAGCCCTTGCTGAATGCGGCGCTGGAAGACCTGTAGCTGATAGCTGGGGCCACTTCGTAGGGTGTCACCCAGCTTCTTAGCGGAGCCACCCACCTTGCCCACAGCGTTTACGGCCTTGCTGGGGTCTAGCTTGAAGAGGGCGTCACCCAAATCCTCAGCCTGAGTACCGAACAGCCCCACGGCAGCCGCGTTGCGCTTAACCGGGTCCTTCATTGCCCGGAGCTTGTCTAGGACCGTCTGTAGCCCTGCCTGAGCCCCCTTGCCGCCCTTCGCAATCTGAGCTTCCATCTGCCCGGCGTTGATGCCCAGCGCCTTATACGCGTCCCGGCTGGTGGTGCTCATGTCGATAGAGCGAATAGAGAATTCCTTGAGGCTGTCAGCGATGATGTCCGTATCACGGGCACCACCCTTGAGCCCCTGAGAGAAGAGCCCCATTGAGGTCTTAGCGTCAAGACCTAGCTTCTGTAGCTGACGGGGGTATTCCTGGAAGGTCTCTAGAAGGTCTTCCGCGTTCGGGCCTAGCTTCTGGAAGCCCGTGGTAATCACGTCAAGGGCTTCGTCAGCGTTCTTCGCTAGGCCGTTCTTCATAAGGGCGGACACGGCCTGAGTCTGCATACCCATGTCCGTACCGAACGTGGTTGCAACGTCGCTCATCTTCGTAGCGATTGACTCAAGTTGCTTGTTCGTCGCATCCGGCTTGATTAGCCCACCGTTGACCACGGACCGGATGGCCTCAGCGCCCTGTTCAAAGTTCTCCGTGATGCCCTTGCTGTAAAGCTGACCGGCAACCTTGCCGTACTTCGCAGCGTCCTTGCCGGTCGCTCCTAGCTGAGCCTGTAGCTTGCTGGTGACGTTGGCCTGTTCGATAGCGTCGCCAATGCCCTTCGCAATGACAGCGCCAGCGGCAATGGCAGCGGCAGCCGCGCCAACCTTTAGCTTGTCCTTGAGGCCACCCCCGGCGGCTTCGCCAGCGTCAGCGCCAGCATCCCCCGCCGGTCCAACAATCTGCTCACGTAGCTGACGCGCGAAGCCCTGAATCTCAGGGACAATCGACACGTAAGCAACGGCAATCTCCGGCGCGTGACCGCTCATGAGTTACCACCCTTCGTACGTTCGCGGAACGCCATCAGGGCTGCCGCTGTGATGTTCGCCTTCTTAGGCTGGTCCATGCCGGGGCGCGGGTAGGGCTTAGGCGGCTTGCTCTGGTCATGCCGTGGCACGTCCTTGTTGGCCATAACCCATGTGGTGTTCTGCGATACGTCGATTAGGTCAGCCAGAAGGTAGTCAGTCGTTGACCACAGCGGCTTACCGTCGTTGATTGCCTGACGCGTCGCAGAGTCAGGGGGCAGACCCCAAATCAGAACGGCCATCTTCCGGGGGCTGATCTTCCGTCGCCATAGGTCGAGAAGGTCAACACCCCGGAAAGCTAGGTCTGCCTCAATCGCGTCCCCGTGCTCACGGATCAGCGCAAGAAGGCTTAGGAGTTTCCCGCACCCACAGCCTTACCGGCCACTTCGAAGAACTTCCCCAGGTCGGCAACCTTCCGGTTCGTCTTGCGGAAAGTGGCGTACTGGTCATCCCCAAGAAGCGCCTTGAGCGCGTGCGTCATGCGCTGATCATCAATGGCCTCAAGGACGTCAATGTCCCAGTCATCCGCCGGGGGAACCAGGAAGGTGTCACCGTTGAACTCAACAGGGGTAGGGGTGCCGGTCGCATCGTTCTTCGTAGCCATGTCGGATCTCCTCAAGGGTGGTTGGTGGGTGGGTAAAGAGGCAGGACCAGGCACCCACCCAGAAGCCTGGTCCTGCCGGTCTTAGCCACCTCCGAAATTTCGGAGGTGGGGTTAGCCAGCCGCGTTCGCCGTGTCGTTGTCGTAGTCGACGTACAGCACGTCATCCGAAGACGGGTAGATAGTGATGGTCAGCTCAAACGCCTGTAGGTCAGCCTCAGACAGCGTGACCTCACCAACGGCCGTGATCTCACCCTGTGGGATGTGCCGACGCCGGGTAATGTCCCCGTCCACCAGCTCAAGCACAAAGGAGCGCTTGTCACTCTTCGGGATCTTCACGGTGCGCGTGTTGGTACCGGCAGCCGTGGTGACCGTAGAACCAGGGTTCACCAGACCGAACACGGTCAGGTTGTCCTCAAGGCACGTGACCGTGATAGAGCGCTTGTGCTTGCTCCGCTTCGTGCGGATGAGCTTGCCGCCCCACGCGTAGAAGTCGGTCGAATCCTCATCCCGGGACTCAGACGCGCCATCCTCGCTCAGAAGACCAACGGCCTTCCATGCCGGAACGGTGGACATGTCGTCATCAAGGGCAGCCGGAAGGGCCGTTGCAACAGGGGCAGCCCATAGGTCTGCACCCTCCCATAGGCGGGGGTTAGCAGCGTTACCGCTCATGTGGTTTCCATTTCCGTTCCCCGTGTGGAGAACTCAACAGCGAATGAGTAACGGGGCTGGCCGGACACATCGTCAGGCAGCCACATAGGGCCGGACACTTCACGCACGTCATAGACAGTTGTCGCGCTTCGCTTGCCAGCCATAGCCAGCGTGTAAGCCCGGACAATGCCCGCTAGGTCTGCCGCGCCCTCTTCGCTTTTGGACCAGCACTCAACGTCAATGCGTGGCCGGTCAAGGATCAGGTTCCGGCGGATGCCGCCTAGGCGCTCAACGCGCACGAACTCAGAAGGTCGGGGGTCAGGAATACGGGACACCACAGTCACGCCAGTCAGCACGCTTCGTAGGTACTGAATGGTGACCAGCACGGCGTCAGGGAAGACGATGACCGGCTTACCCATCCGCATCAGCCGCCGCATCAAGGGCTAGCAGGAGATTCCGCCGTGTGCGCTCCGCTGTGGCCCCATCCTCGTAACCAGCGATCACAGCCGCACGTGCGCGGGTAGGACCAGCCTGAGTGTCCACACGGGTCTCAAGGCCAACGCTCCTCAGAGCGGCATCAACGTCACGGGCCTTCGCCAGAATCACACGCTGAGCACCTTCGGAGGTGGGCAGCGCCCGGATAGCGTCGAAGTTGTACCGGATACGCGCGCTCATCCGCTCACCCTCTTCAATCGTGCCTCAACGTGGTGCAGCCGACCGGCCACCTTGAAGCGGCCAACTTCCCCGTCTACGGCCAGAGTTAGACCGTCCCACTCAACGCGGTCAGTCGGCAGGGCAGGGAAGTCACGGCCCTTCTGAGTCATCAGCCGCCATCCCGTGATGACCGCTGGCCTATCCCCCACGGCCTCACTGGACGAATCCGGCTGGACCATGAGCCCCGGGTATGTGGTCCCCGTGGCGTTGGTCCAGTCACGTTCGCTGGTGGTGTTGCCGTACTTATCGACCTTGAGGGGCGCGCGAACCAGGGTCACGGTCTCGCCGTAGAGAAGGCTCACAGGACACGCCCCACAGCGAAGGTCCGCCGGTACCGTGCGAGTAGGTCACGGTCAGCCGGGGACAGTGAAGCGCCGATGGTCTCAGCCGCGTACGTGACGCTGACCGCACCAACGGTTTCCTGCCGTAGGTCATTGGGGTTGGTGAGAACGCGCTGAGCGGCTGTCAGAGCCACTGCCGCAACGTCCCCGGGCACTGATGCGTAGCCATGCGTGAAAGTCACGGAGACGCGCTCACAGGCCCCTACAAACAGCCGCTCTGTCTCTTCGTCCCAGTCATGGTCTACCGGGGCCCCGCTAAGGGTCACAGCGTCGACAGAGACAACGGGCCTGAGCGGCAGCCGGATCACGCCTTCAACGGGCGTCCGCTTCAAGGTGGTTGTCCGGCGCACAAACTGATTCTTGGCTTGCTTCCGGATGATCGCTGAGACCTGGTCCAGCACGGTTGCAGCGTTAGCCGGAAGGGTGCCCGGATCTACCTGCATGTGCCCGGCTAGGTCATCAACCGTCGCCAGCGGGGGCAGCGCCATGGGGCACCCTTCCTATTCACTTCGTGGTCTGAGCGCCGCACTCCTGACAACGCGTCACGGAAGCCTCAGAGCCATCCGGGCGGAGCGCCGTGAAGCACTCCACCCGGGGACCCTTGCAAGCCTCAGCGTGCTCAACGTCGTCAGTAACGGCAGCCCTCTTGCGCGGGGGCATGCGCTACCTCCTTACGCGTTGAGAACGCCGGTCAGGCGCGCGGCACCCTTGCCACCGAAGACAGCAAGACCCGTGTAGAACTCAAGACGCGTCCGGAAAACCGGCTTCGTGTCAAGCTCACCCAGGTCACGAACCTGCACGCCACCGTTGGTCAGACCGGTCACGGCCTGGTCACCCTCAGCCTGACCGTACTTAACGGCGTAGATGCTGGACGTGGTCCCGGCAGCCGTGCCCTGAGTCTCCGTCTGGGGGATGATGTCCGCACCAGCCGCCGTCTGGCCAATGTCCAGAAGCGGAATGCCGTTGTACGTGGCCACCATCTTGGACGTCAGCGCGTCCTTGACCATCTCAACGCCACCCAGACGCCGGGCGCTGGACTTGATACGGCTGATCACCTTCGCGTTGGCGTACAGCGCGCCGTTGGAACCGTTGATGCCGGGGACCTGAGCAACCAGCGCGTCTAGCGCGTCGAAGAAGTCGTGTCCGGCCGCAACCGGGCCCATACCGTTCGTGGCAGCCGCCATGACCTGAGCGCCCGTCAGACGCTTCTTGAGGCCATCGAAGCCGTTCACGTCAACGGCCGTGTCACCGTTGATGAAATGGTCCTGGAACTTGTAGGCAGCCGCCTTCACCTTCATACGCGTCTGAACAGCGCGCTGATCGTTGAGGTTGCCGCGCGTCTGGACGATGAACCGGTCAACGTCAGCGTCACCACCCAGGATGACCAGCTTCTCAGACTTCGGATTGACCGTACCCGTGGACTCCCCGTAGCCGTTGTTCACGGCACGGAACTCAACGCCGGGTAGCGTCGCCTCTTCGTTGTACGCGTACGCGTTGCCCTGAATCGTCAGGAAGGGAATCCGGTCAAGGACCGGAGACTCAATGACGAAGGTCTCAAGGACACCACGCTGTAGGTCATCCTGAGAGAGCTTCGCCGACTCAGCAAGAGTTAGCGCCATGGGGTTACTCCTAGATCAATGGTGGCCACCTCCGAAATTTCGGAAGTGCTTAGTTGCCCTTGCCGTACGCCCGGCGCATGCGCTCTTCGGGGCTGGCAGGCTCAGGCTCAGTGGAAGGGGTCTTGCCCCCGCCAACGTCACCCCAGGGCTTCGCTCCGGTCTCCTGAGCCGCTAGATACGGCCGGTCCTTGAGGAGCTGGTCAACGGCAGCCTTGATGGCCTCTTCGCCGTTCATGTCTGCGGGCTTGATGAACAGGAGCGCGTCAGACGGGTCATGCAGCCGACCCTTGGCCTCAGCCTTGATGGCAGTCTCGGCAATCTGAGCGGCGAACTCAGCCCGGATCTCCGTCTTGATGGCCTCAAGGTCCGTGCCCTTGACCGCAGCATTGGAGCGCTGTAGCCGGGCAACCTCAGCCTTGAGGGTGTCTCGCTCCTTCTCGGCATCCTTACGGGCGGTTCGCTCCGTGGTCAGTGCCTTCTTACCAGCGTCGCCTAGCTGGTCTTCGCCCTCAGCGCCCTTGCCAGCATCAGCATCAGTGCCGGTACCGGGGCCGTTAGCCGGGGCACCCTCAGCGCCCTTGCCAGCGTCCGCATCGTTAGGCGCGTTGTCGGCAGGACCGTTGGGGTTGGGGTTCTCTGGCATCTAGGAATCGCTCCTACGTGATATAGCCATGCTTCTTGAGCAGAGCAATTTGAAGCTCACGGTTACCGTGGGCTTGCTTGAGGATTTGCTCAGGCATTAGGCGGGCTTCGCGCACGCGCTCATAGCGACTGCCGGGGTTCTTCACGAAGCCTTCGGAGCGAAGCGCCTTAGCGCCAATGCCCCTCTTCGTGGTCCCCTCAGTGGTCACCCTCTTGCCTGTGGTGGTGGTGGCCATGCCACGCCGGGCGTTAACCACCTGCCCCATATCAGCCCCGTTCTCAAGGGCATCAGCCCCGGCAGTGCCGAAGCGCTTACGGCGCTCTTCGGGGGTCATTGCCTTGAAAAGGTCTTCGGGGCTCTTCGCGGTATCCCGTGACTTCCACTCTTCGTCAGTCATGGGTTCCATACCGCAATCACACTTCGGATGGCGCTTGAAGCCGTCCGAATAGGTGTACTGCCGACCGGCCAAGATGATGCACCTTGAGCAAGCCGGTAGCTTCACCACGCGGACGTAGGCAACGCACTTAGGCTCAGCGGTCATCGCAACCTGTGTAGCCGTACGCGCCGTGTCGGCAATGGTGGTGGCAGCAAGCATGCCCATTTGAGCCAGCCCGCGCGTTAGCGCAACGTCAGCCGGTAGGCCAGCCTGTAGCGCCTGTGCCGTGGTGATGGCAGGGACGTACAGGAGCGTTGCCAGCGGTCTTCCATCCATGGCCAGACCAGCCAGCGCGCCGGGGTTCAACGTGGCAACGGCGGAAGCGCCTACCCCCTGTGCCAGCATCGCGCCGGACACGAAGGCTTGTGCGCCCTGAGCCGCTGACAGTTGGCCAGCGATTACCGCATTAAGGATCAGCCGCCCGGTCTCACCCTGTAGGGCGTTGAAGATCCGGTCAGGGGGCACGTCAGACCAGAGCGCTTGTACGGCGCTCACAACGCCTGACGTGATCCCCTGCACCACTTCGTACCGGGAGGCTGCCAACGTGGCTGAGGTGGCCACACAGCCCCCTTACTGAGCCGCTGGCAGTGCTGCCGGGTCAGGCTCCGTCGCTGTGTCATCCGGCTTCGCGCCGAACAGGCCAGCGATGTTCCCGCCAACGATGGCGGCTGCCTGGTCATCCCGCATGGACTTCCAACGCTCAATCTCTTCTGGCGTGGTGTCCGGCATCCGCTCCCACAGGGCTTCGTCCGGCACGTTGATTGCCTTGTACTTCGTGAGGGCATCCGCGTACTGCGCCTCAGAGCGGAACTGAGCGTCACGCCAGACCACGGAACCCATGGACAGAGCCTCAGCGCGGGCAGGATCACCAGCGGCTAGGGCTTCGAGCCTCATTAGTTCGCGTAGCGCCGCGCCGAAATAGCGTTGCCTTTCCTGCACCTTTGCGACTAGGCCAGCCTCAGAAGCAACCAGGGCGTCAGCACTGATGTTGACCATCTCACCAGTCAGGTACGACGGGGGCGTGCGCGTCTGGGCAGCAATGTGCCGGACGGCAGTCTCAATCACGCTGGTGTAGTTGGTTAGGTCAGCGGCAGAGAACTCCGCAATGGACGCGCCCTCACGCTCAAGCCAGAGAAGCCGGTCACGGCGGAACCGGTCAATGGGCAAATCCTCTTCCCCAATGACTTCGCCATCTTCGTCAAGGATTTCCTTGGTTGGCCGGTCCATCCCCAGCACGGCACGCGCGGGCACTGCCCGTTCATCTGCCGCTGTCATGAGGTGAGCCCACAGGGTGTTCACGCTGTCCTGTAGCGGGGCAACGCTGGCAATCTCACTGGTGGGCTTCCCGCGCAAGCGCGCCCGGTTCTCAAGCGCCACCAGGGGCACCACGCCCAGCGGGTTGGGCAGCGTCCCAGCGGACATCCATCCCGCCCCATCGTCTAGCGCGTAGCCGTAGGCGTTGCTGGACTCACGGACGAACAGGAAGACAGCATCCGGGTAGAACAGCGAAGCGCGTTCCTGGTTGCCATCACGCCACACCAGAAGGCCAGCGCGACGCACCCGGCGCTTACCGGGCACGTAGTCAACGATGGCTTGCCGCACGTCATGAAACGTGATCTCCGTATTCACACCGTCCGGCTTCCAGACCAGACCGAAGGAGCGACCGGCAATCAGCGCCTCAAGGAAGGCTAGGCCAACCTCAACGTCAGCCTCATTCCGTCGCCACGCGTCCCACGCCTTAGCGTCCATCGTTCCGTCATTGAGGCGGAAGGCAATGGGCACCATGCGCTCAACGGTCGCATCCGGGACCACCTGACACCAGTTGTCAGAGAAGTCATCGAACAGCGCGCCGGTCTGCCCCCTGAATTCGGGGGAAGCGAACTTGAGCGGAACCTCACCGTTGTAGTAATTGGACCAGACCTCAGCCTTGCCCGCGCGTCGCTTGAGCTTCGCGTAAAGCCGGTTTAGGTCATCTAGTGGGGTTAGCGCCACGGGGTCCCCCTTCTAGGCACTTACGAAATTTCGGAGGTGGTTAAGCCGACGCTGCACGCGCCTTCTTGAGCGGACGCCGGACATACCCGTCCATGGCCATCACGGCAGCGGCAATGCCGTCAATGCGGCTACTGGACTTCTGCCGGTCAGGCTTCACGGGCCGGAAGTTGTCATTGCCGTCCGTCAGGATCTCTACGCATGAGGCATGCCAGCGCAGTACGGGGTTACCGCCGTGCCGGATCTTGCCTTCACGCAACATGCGCTCAAGCTCCTTCGAGCCTGGCCCCATGCCTAGGTAGGTCTGAGCGACCGGCACCAGGTCAACGCCACGGGTCTTATGGTCAACGCGCTGCACAAGCTGACCCGCGAACATGCGGTCATAGCTGATGCGCTGGACGTTCAACCGGCGGCAGTCCTCAATGATCTGCCGCTCAATGGCCCCGTAGTCGATTGCGTCGCCTTCGGTTAGCTGTATCCAGCCTTCCCGGACCCACAGCCGTAGGGGTACCTGTAGCTGTTGCTCAAGCTCATCAACGCGTTCCTCCGGTAGCCAGAAGCGCGCCACTAGCTCAAGCTCAACACCAGGCTGCCGGGACTCAACGGCCATCACCCATGCGGACATGTCAGACACGGCCGATAGGTCAACTCCGCCCCACGCCTTCCGGTACCGGAACCGCTTGTCATCAACCGTGCCAGCGTTGGCGTCCCACAGCGGCATGGGTAGCCAGCGGGTAGCCGCGCGCATGCGTCGGTTAAGGCTCAGTCGGCAGAAGGTTGGGAAGTAGCTGGGGGTGGACTTCGCCTTAGACGCTTCACGGCGCATGTACGCCAGTGAGGGGCTGGTGCCTAGACCAGGGTTGGCCTTGTACCACGTGGCTTCGTCAAAG